TTAAAAATATTAAACTCGGCAGGAACTGTCGAAAACACGGGTGGAGATGATGTTAGACTGAGCAATCAGCAGTCGTCCGTGAAGCCCGAAGCCCATTTGTCTTTAGCAAATGGGTAGTTCACTTGTCAGGTTTTTAAAGTGGCTTAATTAGTCCTGTTCCACTATTTAATATTCGGTAATCAAAATAATCGGTTGGGTAGAGCAACTCTACATCGGGTCGCTCTCGTCCTCCATACGCTCCAGCCTCAACCTCAGCTCCCGGTTGCTGGCCACCACGGCTACCGCGATGACCAGCATCATCCCTAGTAATCCCTCGAGCATCGGATCTCCCTCCACTCCTTGATGTCAAGGGCAATAGCCCTCGCCATAAAGTAAATGAATAGAATCAACCCCGGGCTGCACAGCAGGGCCACGAGGGGTGCACCCAGAAACAACCCTAGGGTCACGGCGCCAAGGGCCATCCCCATCAGCGCCATAAAGGCCTTCTCCATATACGTCATAGCAGTTCAGTTTAAGTGAGTACTCATACCTCAGAATAATCGGGCAGTAAGCATCCTTTTTCCAAAACGTACCCCCACCTACCCCCACGTACCCCCTGCATCGGTTCAACCCCTAGGCCCTCCGAATCGGGTGGGATAACCCCAGTTGTTCACGGTCATTTATTTTTTTTAAAATTTTTTTACCGTAGTACATACGATTTTTCGAAAAAAATTTGGAAATCGTACATACTTGCCTTATATTTGCTAAAAATTGCAAGGGAGTTATGGCGAAGAAGAAACCGCAGGCGTTGAAGTTCCATCCGAAGCTGGAGGAGGATTTGAAGTTCATGGCGAGCATGAAGGGTTTGACGTACAATGCGTACGTTGAGCGGGTGTTGAGTTCTCACGTGCTGGCTCAGATCAGGGCGATTAGGGCTTACGCTGCCCAGGGGTTGAATGGTGCTGGTGAGGGTGATTCGGGTGGATTATAGGGAGGTTTGGATGTTTAACCTAAAGATACGGATTATGAAGCGAGTTGTAAGGTATCCCCGGGATGGGGTTTTGGATCGGGTGAAGTTTGTGTACAGCCCCTCGGAGTTTGCCCAGGGCAGGGTTGAGGCGGAGGTTCGGGAGTTCGCTGGGGGTTACCCCTACTCGAGCCGGGTGGTGGTGGTTGGTGGGCAGCTGGAGGTTCGGGTGACGTTGTACTACACGGCGTTGGCGTACATGCTGGATGTTTTGAGGACTGGTTTGTGGCGGGCTGATGGGGATCCGGGGTGTAGGAACCGGATGTTATGCTACATGTTGAACTAAAAAAAGGATAGGTTATGAGTGGTTATGCTAGTGATGTGACGCTGCTGGACTTCACGCTTCGCAAGCGGGGGATGCAGATGGAGTACCGGGTGCTCCAGCCGAAGAGCCGGGGCTCGATGCAGATGATGGTGGAGACGCGGGAGAAGAGCCCGTTCCCGCCGTCGAGCCGGTTGCTGGGGCTGGTGGAGAAGGTGAAGCCCTTTGCGTGCAAGGGGTTGGGCTTATGGTCCTCGAGTTTTGATCAGTTCCTGGAGGAGGATGGGTCGGTGAAGGATTACTCGGACGGTATGTTCGGGGTGGCGTACGGTGAGATGCGGGACACGCTGGACTCGGTGGAGATCGTGACGGTAGTTTTCGCTGGGGGGTACCGGTTCATCTGCATGGTGGAGACGATCCCCGGGAAGCGGGTGAAGATGCGCACGCCCCTGATCTCGGATGAGGATGACCTGTACGAGGCGATGGATGGGTTGATGGAGGAGCTGGGCCGCGTGGCGCTGGACTTCGTGACGAGCGCTGACTACGACGTGAAGCAGGAGGCCCGGAGCATCGTGGAGCGGACGATGAGCGCTGAGGAGATCGAGGGTAAGAGCGATAAGGAGCTGATGCTGATCGCCTTGGAGCGCATCGAGGCGTTAGGCGCGGTGGTGATGTACTCCGAGGAGCTGGAGGCCGAGGTGAATGCGGCGCGGAGCGAGCGTCCGCTGCTGGAGGTCGCTGGGCCGGAGGGCGTGGACGAGGCCAGCGTGCGGGAGCGCGAGGTGGTGGAGTGGGCCAAGGAGGATCGAGGTTACGATGAGAGCTTGCAGGCCTCAGAAGATGGGGTTGTGGAGAGTGAGGTAGAGGTGATTGTCAGGGATGCGGGCTCCATGGAGCGGGTGGATGAAGGTGATCGTGACCCGATTCCCGATGGCGAGAGCTGGGAGGATGAGGATGTCGTTGAGGTGGTTGAAGAGGATGAGTTCCTGTAGGCGGGGCTCCCTCCTGAGGCCACGAGAGGGGGTAGAGGGTTGCTTGGCGGTGACCCTCTACGCATTTGAAACGTGAAAAACGTATATACTAATTCGAAAAGAAAGGATATTTATGCTACCATTGGTGGATGATGGGTTCCTCACCCTGAAGGAGGATACGCACCAGTACTTTGATCAGGCTGGTCAGGAGTACAACTCGGTCTCCAGCGTGATCAGCACGGTGACGATGCCGTTCGACGCGAAGCGGATCTCCCGCAGCATGACGGGCAGCCAGGCGGAGGCTGATGCGCTCCAGCGGGAGTGGAGGGCGAAGAACCGGAGGTCGATCGAGTGGGGCAACGCGGTGCACAACGAGTGCGAGAACTTCATACGCTACGGATCGGTCGGGGACTCCTCGTTCCGCAAGCTGGAGGATGAGCTGTACAGGAAGCTCACGAAGCGGTACGCGCGCAACCACGCGGAGCGCATCCTCAGGGACCAGGATCGGTTGATCTGCGGCACGGGGGATCACCTCGGGGAGCGGTCGAAGGTGCGCAACGCCAACCTGGTGGTGGACATCAACGACTTCAAGACGAACCTCGCCAAGGGGGTGCGCAATGACAAGGCGAAGATCGATGAGCAGACCAAGGAGGTGGTGAGGTACTACAACCAGTTCCTGCTGTACCCGCTGGAGCACTTGGAGGCGAGCGACTACGTGAAGTACTGCCTGCAGCTCTCCATGTACGGGGTGATGCTGGAGAAGTACGGGGTGAGGGTGGGCTCCATGAACCTCTACTACATCGATCAGGAGCTGACGGTCTCGGAGATCTTCGTGCCGTACATGCGGATGGAGGCCATCCTGCTGATGGACAACTTCATCCAGCTCCGCAACGTGGATGGCACGCCGAAGAGCCAGTACCTCAAGCGCAAGGAGGCGAAGAGCCAGCAGCAGCTGGGTACGCTCATCAAGGAGTTGGACCTGGTGGAGGAGCTGGATGAGAACGAGTGGATCTAACCCAATAATCAGATTGTATGGAATATGGAGCTACACCAATTTTTACAATCACTTAAATCTAAGCAGCAATGAGAAGAGTACTATGCATTTACCACCGCATCGACCTGGACGGGTGGATGTCAGCGGCCATCGTGCGCATGGGTATGAAGGCGGGTGAGGACGAGCTCAGGGAGCTGGGCTACAACTACGGGGACGATCTGGATGCCTTGGAGAGGGCCATCGCCGGCTACGACAGGATCTTCATGGTGGACGTGAGCCTGCCCGTGAGGATGATGAACGCCCTGCAGGAGAAGTTGGGTGATGACTTCATCTGGATTGATCATCACGCCTCCGCGATCGAGGATAACGATTCCAGCATCAAGGGTAGCAGGGACGTGACGAAGGCAGCTTGCGAGTTGACATGGGAGTTCCTCTTCGACAAGGAGATGCCGACGATCGTTCGGATGCTGGGCAGGTATGACTGCTTTGGCCATAAGGGCACGGAGGAGGAGCAGCAGGTCCTGGAGTTCCAGTACGGGGCGAGAACGTTCATATACGATGTGAACACGGCGTTCCACTACCTGATCAGCGACATCACGGATAGGGAGAACAAGGTGGACAGCCACCCATCCAGCGCCATCAGCTTGATCCATCAGGCTGGGGTAAGCATTTACAAGTTTCTTACCGCTAGGGCGGAGCAGGTGTTCAAGCGCGGTTTTGACGTGCTGATCCCCGAGCAGACCGATACCTGGCCGGTGAAGTTCAAGCGCTTCATCGCGTTCAACGAGGAGCGGTTCAACCCGATCAACTTCGGATGGGATTACCATCAGGATGGGTACGATGGGGCGATGTGCTTTCACTACCAGAACGGGAAATGGTGCTTCAGCCTGTACAACGATGACGGCACGGTTGACTGCTCCGCCATTGCGAAGCGCTACGGTGGTGGTGGGCACAAGGGGGCAGCAGGTTTCAGGACCACCGACCTGAAGTCGGTCATTGGCAAGGAGTAAGGCATTCGGAAATGGGAGGGAGCATTTGCTCCTTTCTTTTTTTTTACTACATTCGCAGAAACTATTCACCATGGCATACATTTGGCATACGAACATCAACGGGGAGGTGGAGCTGCATGAGGATGCGGTGCGCCTCGTGCCCGAGCTTAAGGGCTTGCCGCCTCGGGTGGTGAAGTTCATCGTCCTCTTCAAGGACTACCGGCTCAGCCCGATCAAGGACTTCCCGGACGAGCAGCGCGAGCGGCTGGCCTTCATGAACAGCGGCATCCCGGATGCGGAGAGGGGCAAGGTGCTAAAGAGCCCAAAGGTCAAGAGGGCGATGGAAGTCTTCGAGTCGCTGATCTACGATGAGCGCAGGGAGCTCAAGCGCATCTACCAGGATCGGCTTGACCTCCTGAAGCTAGAGATTCGGGATCGGAGCCTATCGCTCAAGGAGATCAAGGAGAAGAAGGAGTTCATCGAGTTCTTCCGCAAGGAGGTGGAGAACATCGAGAAGGAGCTCTCCACGGAGGGGTATGATGATGATGGGGTAGAGCTCAAGGGGAAGCGGGAGCTTTCCTACATCGAGCGGTGGCAGCGTCGGATCAAGAAGTTCAAGGAGATGAGCCATGCCTAGCATTCTGCACGTAGACCAAATGAGGCCGTTCCATCCCGATCAGCTCAGGACGACGAACATCCTCATCAAGAAGGGAGGGTTCAACCCGAACCCCATCGCAGGGCGTATCCCGAAGTTCGCCAACGTGTCGGTGAATCCGGATGTGAGGGGGACGCCCCTCTACGAGGAGTTCTGGCAGGAGCAGGTGGATCGGTGCCTCAACGGGTACACCACGGGCGGGCTGAGGATTCCCGGGCGGCACTACTACTACATGAACTTTCAGCCCATCTCGGGGGTTACCGGGGCGATGTACCCGCTCTACTGCGAGTTCGACAGGGAGTTCTACTCCACCGTGGACTGGGTGAAGGAGTACCACCATACCGGCATCGTGATCCTGAAGGCTAGGCGTAAAGGGCTATCCGAGAAGGTGAAGGGTGGGGTCATCAACTACGGGCTAGCCTTTCAGCCAGCGTATAGGGCCGCCGTGTTTGCTGGTATAGATACCTACGTGCAGGGGATCAAGAAGAAGATCATGTACGGGCTGACCGAGACGGTGGATGACATGCGCATGGGCATTCTCAAGAACAACGAGAAGCAGCTCAAGCTGGGCTACGAGGAGAGGATATTCGGCTCCTTCGTGGAGGCGGGTTCTCTCGCCGAGGTGCAGTTTGAAACCATGTTCAACGGGGCGGAGAAGCTGGAGGGGGAGTACTTTCACGACGTGGTCTCGGAGGAGTCCGGGGAGAACCCGCACGTGCTGGCGGCGTTTGAGTCGATCAAGCCAGCGCTGATGTTCGGGGCGCAGATGGTGGGTACATTCTACATCTACGGCACGGCAGGTAACATTCTGTCCGGATCGAAGGACTTCATCGAGATGTACCGCAAGTTCGAGTCCTACGATTTGATCCCGATGTGGGTGCCTGGGACCCGCCTGTACTTCCCGTTCGTGGTGCAGAAAAAGAATCCGCTCTACTTCGAGAAGGAGCTGGACATCGAGATCGACCCCATCAAGAACCTCAGGGAGCTGGTGGATGAGTACGGTGAGGACAGGCTCTTGGGCTGTGAGGACCTGGACAACGCGGAGGAGAACGTGAAGCGGCTCTACAAGAAGTATGAGCATCTGGATGATAAGAAGCAGCTCATCGAGCTCAAGAAGAACTTTCCGCTCAACGAGGATGATGCGATCACCAGCGGGGGGTCAAACGACTTCAACACGGAGATCCTGTACGCGCGGCTGAACCAGCTACAGATGAACAGCCCGAGGGTGGGCAAGTACGTGCTGGATTTCGTCTACGAGAAGGACATCAGCACGGGGGATAGCCGTTTGAAGCTTCCGCTGGAGGTCAAGATCAGGTTGGCCGAGGAGAAGGATCCGGAGTGGAAAATCGTTAGGATACGGCAGATGCCCCTGCGGAATATGCGGAACGTGGATGCCATGGGGGTTGACTCCTACAACCAGGACAAGACGAATACGTCCAGCTCGCTGGGGGGCATCGTGGTGCTACGGGACGGGAAGGACATCCCATCCGTGGTGGACGGGATGGATATCCTCAGGGGGGAGTACCCCGTGTGCTGGTACCAGGAGCGTCCACCCCGCAAAGAGATTTTCTACGAGATGGCGCTGAAGATCGCTGTGCTTTACGGGCTGTACCGGGACTGCATGATATCTGCTGAGCATGATTTCTGCATAGACTACTTCAAGAAGAATGGGGGCAGGGCGTACCTTGCTCCACGTCCGAGAAGCTTTGACTCCCCGAATACGGAGGCCCTCTACGACTACGGGGCGAAATTCAATGTCAACAAGAAGCGCATCGTGGGGATCATCCAGAGCTGGATTGAGGACTACGCCGCGATGTGCGATTCGGAGATCCTCATTCGGGAGCTGATTGCCTTTGACGAGGTGAACATGGGGAGTGACTGGGACATCGTGGACGCTCTGGGCTACGCTAAGATGCGGATGATCGACAGGAAGGCCAAGCCGATCAACGTGGAGAAAACCGCGCAGGAGAATCAGGTGATTGAGTGGGAGCGCACACAGGATGGGCATGCTGTGATAAAGAATGGGTTGTCTAAGGGTGGGGATGATGTCATATTCTTTGGGAATAAGAAGGTGCAGGCATAAAATACGTAAAATATCTAGGAAAAAATTTGGTATAAAGCGAAATTTAGTTTTACTTTTACAGCAAAATTTGCGAGTATGGATTTCCCTGACGTGTACACATCCGATTTCAAGGCGAATGACTTCAAGCTGGCTAAGGAGGCGATTGACTTCGCCGTGACCGAGTTCAACAGCATGAAGACGATCCGTCAGGCCATTCAGAAGGTGTACGATTCCTACAACGGGATCGTGGATCCGAAGAGCCATGAGTCGCTAACCAAGCCATTCGGGAAGGAGAGCAAGAATAAGTACACCCACTACAACTTTGGCCTGAATAAGGTCAAGACGTTGGTGGGTGAGTTTTTGAGCACCGACATAGACCCTCGGGTGGAGACCATCGATGAGGACAAGGTGAACCAAAAGTTTGAGCAGTACCTTGAGCGGAAGGCCATGCTTGACCTCAAGCCTCAGATCGATGCCGCGCGGGAGGATGGCTACAACGTGTTCCCTGGCATCGCGGATCAGATGAATGATCCAGAGAAGTTCCTTTCCCCAGAAAACTTCAAGACGGAGAACGAGCGGTTGCTCACCAAGTACCTGAAGAAAAAAATTGTCTCTGATAAGCTCAAGACCAAGTTCAAGCAGAACCTGATCGATGTGATCAATGCGTGCATCATTGCAGGCAAGGTGGATACGGTCAACGGGATGGATACCTACCGGAGGATATCCCCGCTGAGCGTGATGTACATGAGCTCAGATGATGATGGGCTCTTGGAGCATAGCCCGTACCTTGGGGAGCATAGAAAGTTGTTCTACCATCAGGTCATCAAGGAGTTCAATATTGGTGAGGACGAGAAGGAGGTCAAGGAGAAGATCAAGGAGCTTGCCGGTTTTTCTGGGCAAACGGATCTGTATAGCCAGGCCAACGAGTCCGCCTACCGCGGGAAGCAGATCGATGTGTACACCATTGAGTTCAAGACGGCATCGGATGTAAGCTACTTCAAGATGCCCAACGATGACACCCAGATCATCAAGGAGATACCCGCTGAGGAGTACCGGCGCAGGCGGAAGCGACACGACAGGGCCGTGCTCAACGGGGAGTACGAGATCATCTCGGTGGTGCACGAGGAGGTGTGGGAGATCAGTCGTATAGGTCAGGATATATACCGCAACATCCGCAAGACGCAGCGCCAGACCAACAGGATAGAGCATAAGAAGCTCCGGGCGAACTACAACTACACGGTGATGATTGTCGATTCCGTGGAGGGTCAACGAATCCCGCTACAGTACGTTATATCCAAGCTGGATGAGGCTTACAACGATACGATGTTTCTTATCAACAGGGAGCTTCGAAAGCCATCCGGCAGCGCGCTCGGCATCAACATGGGCTTTCTGCCCACAGGGATTAGCTATGAGCAGATCATGACCGAGCTGATCGATGACGGAACGCTTCGCTACAACACGGCGGCGGAGGGCAACCAGTGGAATATGGATGGGCGCAATGATAGCGCCATGAACGGCGTGATGATCGGGGACAAGGCCAGGGTGATCGATGTCCTCATCAGGTTGAAGATGGACATCGAGAATGCCGTGGATAGGATAACTGGCATATCACGAGGACGAGTGGGCATGGAGATGGCTACCACGACCGCCACCACTTCAAACAACAACTTAGAAACCTCCAGAACGGTCACTTATGACCTGTTCTACTACATAAAGGAATACATTGACGAGGTGCTCACCCGCATGGTGGAGAAGGGCAAGCTCAACTTCGTGGAGAACAACCCCGACCTGTTCGGAGGCATATACTCAGAGGATGAGTTCTCCTTTTTGATGGCGACGCGGGAAATCGCGCTGGATCAGTTCACGGCCTACATCAACGATGGGCGCAAGGAGCTGGTGATTCGCCAAAAGATAGAGCAGCTGTTTCAGTCAGACATCAACAACGGAAGCCTTCGCACGAAGGATGTGGCCAGGTTCTATCTTCAGGATACCCTTGCCGATGGGCTTAAGGTCTTGGATAAGGCCTGGGAGGAGATCAATAACATCCGTCAGCAGTCAGAGGAGGCAGCGCAGCAAACCCAGCTTCAGATGAAGGAGAAAGATCGGGAGATGATGATGGAGAACCGGGAGGATCTCCAATCGCACGAGCTGGACAAAATTGAGCTGCAGGGCGAGAAGAAGAAGGAGCAGATCATCCTCGAAAAGAATCTGGATGCCAGCATAGAGAATATTGATAACGCTAGCCGGGAGAGCATCTCGAGCGAGAGGACCGCTAGCAACGAAAGAGTTGCCATGGCGAAAAGCCGAGGGCAGCAAGTTCAAAAACCTAAAAAATCTTAGCGATGAAAAATCAAGGCAAAGACGGCGCGGAGAGCGGGAATGTATTCTCAGGATTAACTGAGGATGATGATATTATTGTGAATGATGCAGCCCATGACGGTGCTGACGATGGTGCTAATGACGGTGCTGATGACGGTGCTAACGACGGTGCTGATGATGGTGCTGATGACGGTGCTAACGATGGTGCTGATGACGGTGCTGATGATGGTGCAGATGATGGTGAGGATCAGGATTTTGATCCTAGTAGCGCATCCCTATCCATAGAGGGTGATGAGGATGAGCCCTCAGCTGGAGAATCCGGCACCGTGGATTACATCAGGATGGCCAAGCGGATAGGGCTTAGCATGGAGGAGGATATCTCGGAGCTATCCGAGGAGGATTTTTTCAACCGCGTCAATGATCATATCGAAAATTCAAAGCAGAAATTTTCCTACAGGGATGTTCCGGAGGAGAATCAAGCCATAGTGAAATATTTTGCAGAGGAGGGGGGATCGGTCGCCGACCTATTGGCAGACGATGACGTGGTCTTAGCGTCAAGCCTTCTTCAGATGCCAAGCAAAGATAAGTACGTGATGGCCAGAAGCAGAGCGCTGGTCACTGCGGGGTTAAGCAAGGAGGAGGCTGATGAGCGTGTTGCTGAGGAACTCGACACAATGTCCGAAAAGGAGTTGGCACAAGCCGTAGATCGCATTGACGGGGAGCTGGAGCAGTACAAGAGGTCAGCCATCAAGAAACATCTTGATTTCAAGAAGTCCTATTTAGCAAAAGAAGCTGAGCGTAGGCAAGCTAAGGCACAAGCCGAGCGGAAGCAGATGGTCTCAGTTATCAACTCCATGGACCAATTCATGGGGATGAAGCTTCCTCAGGAAGTAAAAGCTAAAATCGCTAAGGACATTGAGAGCGGAGAGATGGACAAGACCCTAAGCGGCGCCATCGCCAAGGCGAAGGTTGAATCGTACTTGTTGACGAAATTTGGAAAGCAGGTTTCGGAATTTCAGGACAAGCTCCTCAAGAGGAGCACAGCAGCATCCTACAATAAGGGTGTAAAAAAGTACGTGGAGAAGAACCACAACCACATCCCTGAGTCAAGGGAGAGAGGTGCGTCCAAGGGCGAAAAGCAAAGGTGGGCTAACCTGAAAGATATTGATTAGTAACCTTTAAAAATTTTAAAAATGTCAAAGATTAAAATATATCAGGGCGGAGTAGCCCCTGGTGATATCAACGATTACCACTTGGTAACGAATCACCTAAAGAATCCGGATAAGAACATCGACAAGCTCATCATGTATGCTGAGAAGCGCTACCTGATGACCCTGTTGGTTTCTGGTGCTGACAACAGCAAGGTGGCGAGCTACGGGTTCCTTCCCGGCAAGGATCAGAAGAACACCGTAAAAACGCATATCAAGCCTGTTCCACAGGGCGACATGATTAGCGACAACGCATTCTTCTACCGCACGATGCCACGCATCCAGCGAGGTATGGAGGTGATTGAGCAGGTGGGCACTTCCACCCCTGGCTCAGACCGTGAGGGCGGTTGGTTTCAGCTGACCTGCCGTGGTGACAATGGTGTGCCCACGATCACCCATCAGATGATCGTGAACTTTAAGAACGGCAAGCAAGCTAGGGTCATGGGTGTTCCTGCCAAGATTGGCGAGAATCGCTTCCGTTACCAGTTCCAGTGCTTCGCTGGGGACAGCTTCGATTGGGACACTTGGGTTGGCAACAGCATTGGTCAGAAGAGGATCTTCGGTGGTCATACCACCGTTGGTGAGCGCTCTAGGAGAGGCTATGGCTACTTCACCTATCCCGACAAGTACGTTCAGCACACCACCAAGCAGAGGAAGTCGTTCTCGATCTCCGGTGATGCAGACACGAACCACGTGGTTTGGTACGAGGTGAACGGAGAGAAGGGATTTGCCTTTGAGGCAGAGAAGCAGCTCCGTCTGCACATGCTCCTGGAGGATGAGGATCAGAAGTGGAATGGTCACTCCACCATGAAGGATGCCTACGGTAACCTGTTGAGCACTCCATCCATGTACGACGAGGAGAACCAGCCCATCGTAGCCGGTGATGGTGTGATGCCGCAGATTCGTGGTGCCAACGATGCCATGACGGGCCCTATGGGACCTGAGTACGATGACTTCGTGGACATGGTGCGTAGGCTCAAGAAGCGTCGTGACGCGGAGGGCTCTTACCCGCTAATCTGCGTTACGGGCGATGAGGGTATCTCTCGTGCGGAGAGGATCATCGGTGCTGAGGCTAAGGAGCAGGGTATGATGTGGATGGTGAACCAGAACGACAACATCGGTGGTGCTGACATCAAGGTGGGCTTTAAGTTCCGCACCCTGAATGTAAATGGTGAGCAGGTGATCTTTGTGGAGAACCCCACGTGGAATGATCCTGAGAAGTACCCATTCATCAACTCTCAGGGGTTGAATATTCAGGCCAACAAGTATGTATTCCTCGATTTCCGTCCGATTGAGAACGGCAAGAAGAACGTGGAGATCCTCACAAGGGGTCGCGCAGGAATCAACAGGAACTTGGTGTATCACTGGGAATGGGGTATGACCGGTGGAACCAACAGGCCAGATACTCCTGTTGACGCCAACACCTTCCACATCTTCAAGGAGAATGCAATCGTTGTTTACGATACCAGCTCGTGTGGCATCATGGAGCTGGATCCTAATTCCTAATACCAATTTGTTAATGGGGTGAGTTTTCACCCCATTACTTCTTTTTTTACACTTAAAAAATAAGCTATGAGAGGCGAGCTATTTACCCTAGAAGATAGGGCATGGGCAGCGGAAAACGCTAAGAAAACCCTTGAGAACAGGATGACTGGAACCAAGGTGGAGATCGTGGACCTAGAGAAGGTCATCAAGTACCTTCGGGAGAAGCGATACCGAATGGGGCTATCCCCGAATATAAGCATTCTTCCGATCAAGGAGGATCCGATGAAGGAGCGAAGCTACTCGTTCAGCACGTTCTACGATAAGGCTCACGGCTTGCTCTACGGCAAGTTCCTTGGGTTCTCAAACAATGGCAATCCGCGCTTCAAGCGATTCACGGTGCGCGAGGTGCTCGATATTGACCTGACGATGCTGGATCAGGCGGAGCAGTGGTTGCTCTTCTGCTTCCATCCGAAGCTGGAGGGCAGCGTGAATGAGGACTCTCCGTACTTCAGGGTATTCGACAAGTCGAGGGAGGCCATTGACAGCAGCATCAAGGCTGATGAGTTCATCAAGGCCAGCGGCAGGATCAGGAGCATGCAGCTCAAGGATAAGCTTTACTTCATCCGATACGCCTACCCAACCAGAAGCGTTCTTTCCAGCTACAACGAGGAGATCCTCAATGGGATACTTTTCGACGAGGCCTTCAAGGATGCCTTTTTGTTCAACAGGAAGTATGAGGCCAAGTCACGCTCAATGTTCGAGATATTCCGAAGCGGTGTGGAGCTGGGCATCATAAAGAACGTGCCGGAGCAGGGTTACATCTTTGAGAACTTGAACCTTGGGGTGACAGAAATTGATGTGATCACCTTCTTATCAAAGGATAACGTGATCATCACCTCACTGCTTGATAAAATTAGCAAGGAAGATACTGTATTCGAAAAGGTTGTTAGTAATACCAACAGCCTAAAAAACAATGCGAGGGTCGATAAGATCAAAGCGGTTGATCCTCCAGCGGAAGATCGAGCCAAGCCTGAGGATTCAGGTATCGCTCCAGATGCTGCTGTCAGCGAAAATCCAAAGGATGATTGGGAGTAACACCCTCCATGGTAACCGATAAAAACTATAAAAATCATGCGAACAAATACAGTGCAGCTCCACAAGAAGGTTAAGTACCTTCTGGACCAAACCAACTCCCCTCGATTCCGTGTGGATCAGATTGACGAGGCCATCAACGATGCCATCGACCTGATCATGTTCGAGCGGTTCAAGCCTGAGTCTCCTCAGGATACTCAGCGCGGATTCCAGCGGAACCGCATTCTAAGGGATGAACTAAGGCCGCTGGTCAAGGTGCTTAGCACCTCCACCAGGGTATGGGAGGATCCGATCGTTAGCAATGGGACGACACCCATACTATTTGAGAAGAAGTACTACTACTACATCTCAGCTTTGGGATCACTTACTGTGGAAGAGGAGAATAATCTCAAATCGATAGGTGCTCCAGTGGATGCCATGACGGGTGACATCGTAACCGATTTGGAGTTCGAACCGGTGAACGAGATGGCCATCACCATAGCAGATACAGCATTCACCGTGCATAGAAGTAAGGTATTCCTCAAGTACGATCCGTCTACCAAAACGCTACTCTCGGATTACTTCCCAGCCGATTACAATTACCTCGCGCTGATAAGAATCAAGGTTAGCGGGGTGACGGCTGATCCATTCGAAATTACCTACGAACAGGTTGCCACGGTGATGCAGGATCCGTACTCTCGTCCTTCCATAGACATGCCGCCGAGAACCTACCACTTCGAGGCCAATGATGGCTACCGTTTCCTTACGGGGGATAGGGGAGTCATCACGGAGGTGGAGTTCTACTACCTGTCAAAACCTGTGCGCGTGAAGTACGGCAAGGAGGTGCCAATTACTCAGGCAGCTCAGGGTGAAATTGTAATCCTGGGTCAGGAGCAAGCTGTGATCACGGGTAGCGGCGGTTTCAACGAGGAGCTGTCTTACGGTGATGAATTTAGTAGGCCAGCAGATGTGGCTCCATCAAGCACGGTGATCGTGAAGGGCACGGTGAACTCCGACATGCCGGATAGCCTCGTGCGAGAGATCTGTAGCCGGGCAGCAAAAATATTGCTGGTAACGGTAGAAAATTTCAACAAGGCGACTCAGACAACGTAAAAAAAGCTATATTTATAGCGTGAATAAACCAAATAAAAACAATTAAAACCATTA